ATTCTATTGTCTAATAATGAGTAAACACGTTTCTCTGCGTGGGAACCTTGGAGCTGCACGACGGTACATTTATGATCTTGTCCTGACCTGTGTACACGAGCGTTAGCTTGGGCATATGTTTCTAGTGAACTTGTCGGTGCCCACCACACCACTGTGTTAGCCGCAGTCAATGTAACTCCGTGTGCCGCTGACTGCGGCTGTATCACTAGTACCTTGGGGTCGTCTTGTTCTTGAAAGCGTTTAAATATATCGGTGCGTCTAGGTGCAGATACATCGCCACGGATAACTTCTACGGTTATGCCATCTGCGCGTAGCTTACTGGTTAGCATGTCAATGGTGTGTTTAAACGGTACGAACACTAATACTTTCTTACTAGACTCGTCTATGACTTCTCTTAACACCTTATAGCGTGGGGATATATCAAACTCTAACGAGTCTCCATTGTCTGTGTACACTGCCCCTGCTGATATTTGTAGTAGTTTGTTCATGCTTACTGCGGCATTAGCGGCTGTTATTTGTTCTCCTGCCGCTTGCATTACCATCTTATCTTTTAATTCTTTGTAGTACTTTAACTGCTGTCGAGTGAGAGGTACCTCTCGCTTCACATATACCATAGGCGGTAAGTCCAAACATTCTTCTTTGGTAAATCGTATGGCAGGTTGTAGTACCCTATGCACTGTGTTCGTAGCATCTTCTTTAGGTACCCACTTAAAGTTAGTTACCTTACACATGACTTGATCGCGGAAAGAACCAAAGAACCTAGGCACTCCATTGGGGTTAACAAGTTTAGCTATGCCGTATGCATCGGTAGGACTCTGTGCCGCAGGGGTACCTGTCATCATCCATAGCCATGTACTTGGCCCGACTAACTTAGCTAGGGTCTTCCATCGTTTAGTCTGTGGATTCTTATAGTGAGTGGCTTCATCTACTATTATTAAGTCAAACCCTCCGTTAGCTACTGCGTCTTCTACTATCTCTACCCCGTCATAATTTATTATCACGTACTCAGCATCGCCCCCGATTATCTTAGTACGTTTAGCTTTTGATCCGTACGCTACGTCAACCTTGCGGTGCATAGCAAAGCTAAACAAATCATTTCTCCATGCCGAATCCATAATAGATAGGGGGCATACAACTAACACGCGGTTAATAGCACCTTGCTTTAGTAAGTAATCGGATGCCCATATAGCACTGGCTGTCTTACCTGTACCCTGCTCGTTAAAGCAGAACGACTTGCGGTTAAGTGTTAGGAAACTGGCGGTAACTTTTTGATGATCGAACGGTGTGTATTTACCTGTCCACTTGTAGTTAGATTCTATAGGGGAGGGAGCATTGATCTTCATGTTCCGCAACACCTGTGTTTCTTCTAATCCCCAGTTAACAAGTACTTGGTTGTTTGGTAGTTCTCTACTCTTAGGTATCACTGAGGTAACCTTTGCAGGGTTACGTAGTGTAAGCAGTAACGCCTTGTTATCTACTATCTTCATTTGTTTCTCCGATGCCGAATAGCATGAAGTGGGTGTCCACGTCACGCGAAAAAGTTAATGGCCTTGCTTCGTTCACAGATAAGGCTAGGTCTGAACATGGGTTAACATAACAAACCCTGAACTACCTTGATTTTATACCGTTTGAATAAAGCCAAAAGGGGGCTACGGTATTATTTAAAGACGCATCAGGGTAAGCGTCTACACCATCATTTCTTTTTCTTGTAGTTCCTACTACGGTTAGCGGATCTACTCTCTACCGTTACTCCGTCTTTGTTACTACCACCTTTACTTAATGCTTTCTTATGGCTAACGTCTTTACCCTCACGCTTGTCGGCTTTGCCGTTCTTGTTAGCGTCTTTACCTTCCTTATCCATCTTACGTCTAGCACGTTGCCTTTCCATACGCCTTTCATGTTCTTTACTACCAACAGGGGCGTTCTTTTGTTTCTTGCGATCTGCTTTATTTTTGTACGGCATTAGTTTCTCCCATTGTGCACACACTCTGTCACTATGCAGTGACGTTTACATAGCCCACTCTGGTGTGCGTTCCACACGTTATTCTTGAAGGCTTGCTCCATACGGCTGTAGTCTGCTAACCATTTAGTCCATAGCTTAGACTCATCTTCTCTGCTGTAACTATTTTTTACTAACTCGTTACATACTACAAACACTAGGCCACCCCTGACGTACTCTACTTCGGGCATATGTTTGAACACTGCTAAGGCCATTAACTCTAGCTGACCTTTATCAGCGTACCTAGTATTCTTACTTGTCTTATAGTCTACTACATAAGCTGTTTTGGTGCGTTTGTTTAGTATTATTAAGTCTGCTATACCTCTCCACCACACAGCATCATCAAAGAATCCACAAGGCTCAAGGTTCTCAGTAAGACCCATCTTCATCTCGCATATCTTATCTCCCTCCTTGGTGTTGAGTACATCCAACACATCTTTGCAGTACCCATACTTCTCAGGTAGTGGAGTCCCATCTCTTATATATTCTTCTGCGGCTAAGTGTACAGCAGTCCCATACAACATAGCCTCTGTCTCAGGTTCCTTGTAGTCCTTTGACACCTTTAGGTGATAGAACTTCTTAGGACACTGCTCGAATGATTTGATCTTTGAGAACGACCACGGTGCAATACTCAATGTACTGTACCTTTAGTTATCATGTCGGACATAACTATTAATTCTTCTATTAATGTATGTAGCTCGTCAGGGTTTAACGCTATGCAATCTTTATGCTCGTAAGACCCCTCTACTTCACACTGCTCTATAAGTACTATGGGCTTACCTTTACCGTCTTCGCCTAGCACAACACATAAGTAGTCACCTATAGTCTCAGTGGTAGCCTCTTTCTTGTCACGCTTAAACTTGTTCATGTCTGTTACCTTACCCATTATCCGGCTGCCTCTCCGTAAGATTTACCATTGTCTGACTCACACGTAATAGGTAAGCCCTCTGCCCAAGATGGGGTGGTACTCATGCAACCCTCAATAAAAGCAGTCGCTTCTTTCAATTCATTCTCAGGTACACAGCATACTACAGAATCGTGTACAGTCAGTGCTACCTTATACTTCTTAGCAATCGCTAACATCTGGTCACCAATTATACACCTAGCTATCGCTTGGCATACGTTCTCCGTAACCTTACCACCGTATATCCTAGTGCGTCCACGCCTAGTCTTGTAGCTAAACTCTGGGCCACGCACACCCTGCTCATACCCTAAGTCGTCATAACGCATGACTAGCCCTGAGGGTAATAGTATTCCCATACCCGACTGCGTTTCGACAGAGCGAACGATTCCATTCGGGCCTAGGCTCACAGCAGTACCGCGAGACATCTCAACTAACATGTTCTGACAGTCACGCCATAAGGTGTTAATCTTCCAGTTAGCATCTCGGTATATACTGACTACCCTACGTGCTTCTTCGGCTTCCATAAAGGTACCGAATGATAGTAGTTGTTCAGCAAACCTAATCGCGCCCATGCCATACCCACAACCTAGGATGGTAGTCTTACCTACAAACCGTTGTGCCTTGGTAACTTGTTCTTCGGGTATACCGTATATGACAGCGGCCATTTTTATGTAAACGTCTTCACCGTTGGCGAATGCTGATACCAGATCCTCTTGCCCTGCAAGCCATGCTAGTACACGCGCTTCAATCTGAGAGGAGTCACAGTCAATCATCACGTAGCCTTCGGGGGCAAGCATACTGTTCTTTAACTTCTTACCATTCACACCACGGCTAGGTAAGTTCTGAATGTTAATCTTATCATCACCTCCCCACCTACCTGTATGCGCGGCATAGTACCTAATGGGTACGGGCATAAGCCCACGCTTGGCTATACCTATAAACCTCTCAGTGCGTGACTCTTCTAGCGTACTCTTAGTACCTAGGCGTGACATCACTAACGCTTGTACACGCACATCTTTATGATCGGCTAACGCCTTAAATCCTTCATCAGTCTTAGAGAACGCGTAGGTCTGCTTACCTGTAGTAAGGCTTAACTTCATAGGGGGATTTACACCCAAGTCCCTTAGTATGTCTGCAAACTTGGGGTTACTCATAAGGTCTTTCTTTGTCACACCTGACGCTGTTATAAGGTCTTCCTTTATCTGCTTGGTATCTTCTAGGTGGTGCTCTAGTAGTCCCAAGTCTAACTCCATAACAGGTTCTATAAACATGCGTAGCGTGCAGTCTATTAAACGTAGTTCTCCTTTTGGAAACCCCTTACCCATACGGTTAAACAACTTATAGGTTAACTCCACATCGTTAACGCAGTAGTCACCATACTTATCCAGTGCTTCGTCTGTAAAATCTAATCGCTTCTTACCTACGGCATCAAGTACTTCAGTACCTTTCTCTCCAAGGTTATACCGTTGTGTTAACGCGTGTAGGCTTCCTCCAACCTCAACACCGTGTAATGCACGAGCAATACAAAGAGTATCGGTATAGATACGAGGATGAACATCGAAATGCCAATTAAGAATAGCACCATCAAACATAGTGTTGTGAGCAAGTAATATACTATTTGCCCAATCAAAAGTTTGTAAGTACTCCTTGAGTTCTTCATGTGTACCACTAGCCCACTCCGTACTTCCATTGTTAACCTTTACGCTTACACCGATCACCTCAAAGCGAGGGTCACGGATGTAGGCTTCTGTTGTAATCTTACGTAAAGAGAAATCCTTATCGTAGTAGGTTTCAAAATCAACCGTTATCAAGTCCATTAGCTACCCCGTACCAAAGTCCAACGCTACACAAAACGCTTTTACCTCCTCCTCGGGTACCCCTGTGTCTTTGGAGGTGTATCTTATTGTGTTATACCCATTTGCAGGGTCAGTAAAGTACTCTTTTAGTCTTCTCAAGTTCTCAGAACCAATTTCTACATCATTCAATACATTCATAGCCTCTATCCTCTCCTCGTGTCTAATATCTTCCACATTCTTCAGTGCCATTCTTCCAGTGTCATCCACCACCACTGACTCGTGTAGTTCTCTGCCTGTATTCAATACCCAAGTTTCACCTTCTGTAACGAATACTCGCCCATACTGGGACAGTCCCAACAAAATTCCGCCTTCTGGATCAATAATAATCTGTATTATCAGTTCTTTTCCTTTTCCATTATTCTTCATTTTTAACTACCTCTATTAACTTGTTTAAGTACCATTGCGCTTTCTTTAAGTCCTCTAACGACTTATCCTTACGCTCGTATCTCCAAAGGTACTTCAGTGCCGCACCTTTGCAGTAACCCTTGAATGCTTCTGCACTCATGGATGCTTCTATACCGTCAATGCATTCGATGCTACCTGACGTGTAGTGGTTTGGTGAGTTCACCATATCTTCTTGCTCTATAACTATACTCTGTATGTCTTTAGCCATTTTCACGTACTCATGTCTTTCGTCGTCTTTAGGTAATCCTTGCGCTACCTTATCCCAATCTTCACACGTCAAGTCAGTGATCTGTCTGCCACGTCTTTGCCACTTCTCCATTATGGTCTCCGAGTAATTCTTCCTCATTGTGGTAAGAGTTAGCCCCTACACGGAACTTAAATAAAGCGTTGTGTTCAGGGTATTCACCAACAAACTTCCTAGCGTAGTGTGAAATCCATCCATCATCTACCTTAAATTGGTCTCCATTTTCCTCGATCATAGTCTCCCATCTAATGCGGTGAAAAATGTTTTTAGCTGAATAATACGACCTGCGGCTTGCAACCTGTAGGGCAAACTTAACAAACAGCCCATATATTTTTGGATTTTTTTCGTCGTGTAAACTAAAATTTTCTTGTGTCCATCTACCGTTCATACTACCCTCCTAGGATTAGTTCAATGTCATGCATGTTGAGTTCGTTAACGACTGCGGCGACACCACCTGCTAGTGCTATGTCTGATAAGTTCTTCTCCTGTAATGCTGTTGGTGTGTTCTTGCCCGCCTTGCATTCGATACCAAAGAACTTACCTTTATAACATCCAACTATGTCAGGTACTCCGCTCTTACCGTATCCCCCTGTAGCAGGGAAAAAGTAGTAACACCCTAACGTCTTTAACTGCTCAACTATCTTCTTCTTTACTTTCCCTTCGGGGGTCATCGCCATTGGTCTCTCCTTTGGATACC